CAAAGGTAATCTGACCTACCTGCCCGAAATTAAAGGGCTGTAGCACTTCTCTAGGGTCACCATTAGTCAGTAATACTTTTCCAGGTCTAATCTCATTATTAGAGCCTCTAGGTAATCGGGTAGCATCCATAGCCATCATGGGGTGAACAGTCAATGCCAAGGCATCTATTCTGGCTCTAAGCTCCGCATCAAGGGCTTTTTGGGAGTTATAACCCTTTTCACAGATACCCCGACCAAAGAAACGACCTGGAACTATATCCCAAGGGAAGGCTACAACAGGGCGGTCATTCATCATAAAAGCATTTCGTTCGGCTTTTAGCAGTATTCCACCGTTAGCCACGACTACAATGGCTTCAATGTAGTGTCCATCATCCTCATCAGCTTCAAAATCTTCTTCTTTTTCCATTAAGAACTTAGGAATAAGCCCGTAATACTTGGTCAATCTAATCTTTTCGTCAGGCTGGTCAGTCAGTTCAGGGTCAGCATTGAGGTCATTATCGTAGTAATCAAAGCGTAAATCCGCTTCTCGGTAGACTCCTGACTCCTGTAGCTGTTCTACTTGGTGATAAGGGACAAATTCGTCTATAGCCACACCAATAGCGTCTTCTACAGAGGTAGCCACAGGGTCAATTAGGAAGTTTCTAGGCTGTACAGGGCGTAATTTACACACTGTCCTATCCACAATGTTGACACCAACCGCTTGCATTTGCCCTTCCATGATAGGCTGAGTTGCAGGACGCATTTCTTTTTCTTCTTCAATGACGATTTCAGCAATACCCGTACCATAAATCGCACTGTTTAAAAGACATTCAGCTACCGACTTTCTAACCTTTGTCTTCTTAAAGTCTTTATGTAGTTGATTTCTAAGGAAAATTACGTCTTGAGGTTGTTCGTCACGCATATCGTCACGAATATCAAAGAATGTTCCACGACCAAAAGTGGCTTCTTCAATCTCAGCAACAGCCGATTCAACCGCTTGTTGTAGGGCAGGGGAGATAATTTTGGAGCGTTCTGAGTTTCGGGTTTTATCTTCTTCGGAAAAGTGACCACGCCAAAGACGATTGTATTCATCAAACTTTTCTTCATAGTTATTAGTGAAATGGTCACGCCAGTGATTACATTTCTCCATAACCCACGATTCTACAGTCTGTTCGTTGGAATATTCTTCTTTATCTAGCATATTAATACCCTGCCACAGTATCAAATACTTCAAAGTTATCGACTTCAAAGGCGTAAGAATACGCTACATTTGCTAATTGGTCTATGTAAGCAAGACTATCCACCATATCATCATGGGTTAATACGTCAGGAAACTGGAAGAGTTCATCCATAAACTGATAGTTCCATTCGCCCTTATTCAAGGTAATCAGGCCATTCTCAAACCTGCCTTGCAAAGCCCACATAATACGGTCTGTCTTTTTCTTATTGCCGTGGGTGAGTTCTTCTACCCTGAAAAAACGGCTGTATTTAGCCATTAAGTCAGATAACGGGGACATAACCGCCTGTCTAGCAATACCCTTCTCAATACCCACTGATACGGGCCTGTATTTATGCACCGCATCAAATATCTTGACTGCCGTTCTATCTAGTGTCCAGCGACCACAGATTATATCAGCTACCCACCAGCCATCAGGATTAACCTTAACCACCGAAATAGCCGTATTATCTAGGTTCTTAGTCTTAGACTTCTTCCCTTCAATCTCAAAACCTGCCAAGTCAACGGCGATATAGTAATCCCCTTCAGGTTCCCGTTCATCAAAAGACACCCAATCTTCTTTAAACATCTCAGAACCACGGGCTTCAAAGGAGGCCATGAACTCCTGACGGAAAGCATAAGAGGACATGGAGCGTTTAGCCCTGTCTATCTCTTCAGCGTTAAGTAAGTCATTGTCGTAACTGGTGAAATGCCAAGACTTAAAATCAGGGTCATCCCCTATCTCAGCATCCCTGTACAGGTCATAGAAGTGATTACGGCCCATAGGCGTACCAATAAACAGCGCAGGAGAGCCATAGTCAGCCAAAGCAGGTCGTAATATCAGTTCCCACACATCAGGCTTCATATCGGCATACTCATCCATGACCAAGTAGGCAAGGCTTACACCCCGCATAGTCTCTGGCCTGTCAGCACCTTTCAGGGAAATAATGACATCATTAAGCAGAGTAATCTGCATATTGTTGACATGGGAGTGTTTAATAACATCCTTACCCAGATCGAGGAGGAGATTCCACATAATATCCCTAGCCTGACCCTGAGTAGGGGCTACATAGAACACATGTCCTTTTTCAGCCTGTAATCCGTTGACTAGCAGTAAATAGGCCGCAAGCCTTGATTTGCCTGTCCTTCTACCCGCAGCCACGACTTTGAAACGAGTTTGGTCATTCCAGACTTCTTTTTGCCAATCAAGCAGATTAATGTCTAAATTCATTTCTTAATGTCGTAAGTGTGTTTGGTTTTGATAATCTTGACCGATTTCTTTTTGGCAACCGCTTTGCCACTATCCACATAGCGTTTTATGGCCTGTTCAAGTTTGGCCCGTTCTAGGCTTTCGCCCTTCTCGCCTTTACCTTTTTCCATAAATCCGCATCAGCTTTACGCGCACCACCAGAACCGGAAGCAAAAGATCGCGCCCTAGCAACCCCCCATGAAGTAGGAGTCTGTCCAGGGCGTGACCCCGAGGAGAAGTAAGCACCCTGACCGCGCCTCATAACCTGACGCAATATGCCAAGGGGGACATTGTGTTTCTTGGACAGGTTTTTCAAAGCAGTCTCAGAACTACTTCCTTTTTTTGCGGCTTTTTTTCTTGCCACTGGCTACCCTCTTCTTAACAATCCGATCCATTTCAGCTTTCGTTAAAGTTCCCGCCTTGTACTTCTTAGCGGTAGATTTAATCTCATCTTCAGTTTTCTTCTTGTTTTTAGAGCCACGGACGTACTTAACAGGCGTACCCCGCTTGGTCTTTGGCACTTTAGCAAATTTACGCATTACTTCTTTTTCTTTTTAGAATCTTTCTTTTTTTTCTTTTTTGGCCTACCACGCTTACTGCCGTATGATCCTGTTCCGTATGGCATAACTACCCCCAATAAGTTCTGGCTTTTTCTTTAGCCGTTTTGGATAACTCACCGTAATGATAAAGCCTCACACTGGACTTAGTATGTTTAGTCCCCGAATGCAGTTCACCATTAGGCATCTTGTGTGTTCCCGCCGTATGAATCGTACCATCCTTCTTGTAATGTTTAACGCCCTTCATGCCGGATAGTCTCCAGTTCTAATCATGTCAGCCACCTCAACAGCCCTTTGACCCACCTGCGTAGCCCATAAACTGTCCAAGAACTCATCCGCACTCTCTTCAAAGTTCCCATTTCCCAGATGACCCAAGGCCAATTTAAACTGCATTAGACGGGGAAGACCGAGATTAAAACACAGGTTACATAAGGCATCTTGGCGTACAGGGTCTAAATTCCTATAGAAATCAAAGGCTTCCGAAAGTTCATCCTGAACCCTGACCACATCATTGCGTAACATATGATAGGCTTCATCCTGAGAGATACCCATACCGCCTTCATCAATGTTCCTGCCAATACCAATATGCAGGACACCACCAGTATCCCGATACGCATGGGATTTAAAACCTTCGTGTTTAATCAGTAGGTCTAACAGCCGTTGGCTCATCTAATACCTCACCTTCTATCACCTTTTCAGTTTTAATATCGTTAATACCCGAAACATTAATTTGTATCTGTGGCCTCTCAGAAGCCGTATGACCCTCTTCACGCCATCTTCCCTGAGTCCTAAGGTAAAACATGGCTGCGCGGGTATCGCCATCCAGAGCCTTTCCTACGAGGCTAGAAGCTACTTGAGCGACCTTATCACTCTTGTGTGCCTGATAGATACCGGAAATTACAGGGTCACGCTTCAATATCTCCTGAAACGTACTCCTGTTCACCTGTAAGGAATCAGCCATCATCTCAATAGTCAGATAAGGAGCCATCAGCTTTAACTTCTCTATCTGCTCCTCAGTCAACTCTAAGCGAGGTCTACCCACAGGTCTATTAGATACTTCTGCTACTTCAC